CGGGCGATTGCCTATGCAGCTAAGACCGAGAAGGAGAAGGAAGATCAAGAAATTCTTTCCGAAGCATTCGATGACCTTGTAACCTACTTGGATCAAAAAACCAATGTAACGGTTCTTAGAAATCCTAAGGCCGAGGCAGATGACATGATTGCTGTCTTCATTCAATCGCATCCGGATGACCAGCACGTCCTTATCAGCTCTGATTCGGACTTCTTCCAATTACTCAAGTACGGTAACGTCAAGATTTATGACCCTGTTAAGGATATCCTTATCACTAAGGATGGTATCTTTAACGACAAGGGAGAACGCCTTGCGTTCATTCTCAAGACCGACGCAAAAATCCAAGTCGGCAAACCCGATCCCAACTTTGTTTGCGACCCCGATTGGTATAACTACGCACTCTTCTTGAAGTGTGTGCGTGGAGATAAGACTGATAATGTGTTCAGCGCCTACCCCGGTGTTCGCGAAAAAGGAACCAAGACAACTGTAGGTATTCGTGAAGCATATGAAAACCGAGATGGTAAGGGATATGCGTGGAATAACTTCATGTTGCAGAAGTGGACCGACCATGAGAATGTTGAGCGCAGAGTCAAGGAAGACTTCGAGCGCAATGCAACACTTATCGACCTGGACAAGATTCCGGATGATGTTAAGGCAGATTGCCTGGCAATCATTGCCGACCAGACCGGTCGCAAAAGTGTACCCGCGGTGGATATTGGTGTAGGCTTTATGAAGTTCTGTGGCCGATGGGCATTAAAGAAAATTGGAGATAACTCTGTTGCTTTTATGCCAATGTTGAAGGCTAAATATACCAAAGAAGAGGAAACCGTTTAATGTCAGTGAAACTAAAACCAATTACAGAAACGAGCTGGCTCGTACTTGGAGACACCGAAGGGACCAGAATTGGTCTCTTGTCTCAACTTAGGAATCAGTATATTCTGATGGTCAAGGATGTGAAGAAGCATTTTCTTAGCCGTAAGGAAGTGAACGACTATTTCAAAGAAGACGTATTTGACAACTTGGTTGAAGAACCAGAAGTCGAAAACGTTCAAAAGGATTATTTCGTAAATGGATATCCTGTTGACTTCGATAATCCGCACGAAGTGTTGGTTGCCGGAAACAAGCTACCACTATTCAGTAAGAAAGCTTCAAGCGAAGTTTATTACAGTGCTGGATATTACTGCCTAAATTTCCCAAAAAACTGGATGCCTGCCTATTGTCCAAAACTAGCTACCCTCGAGACATACGAATACGCAGGTCCATTCAAGTCCGAGATGGAAATGAAGTCGAATCTTACAAAGCTGCGCAAAGAAAAGAATGCAGCAGCTAAGAAAGTGAAGGATGTCTAAGATACTGTGGGCCGGCGCATTTAAGGATGGCGGCGGCAGATTCTGGGGGTATTTTGCAGACCCGGAGGATGACAAGGGCAAAGCAGCCTACTGGGGTCGATCACAATTCTATTACTATACATTCTGGGGCAAAAGAGGCGGAAAAGTTAATTTCGCCCGAACAATAGGTGACAGGGCGTTCAAAAAGAATTGTTCGGAAAAGAGGATGAAATATTTTCAATTCAGAGATCCCGTGTTCGAGGAAATGGTGCTTAGTGAATTCGGGCAAATGCGTCTATTCAAGAAACTTAAAAACGGTATTTAATGGAAATAGACAAATTAAAACAACGACTGAAAAATGTCAATCCGAATGTGTCAGAAGTTCGAATGACTGTTGCAGAAGCAAGAGAACTTGTAAAAGAGTTTGAACAGCTACAAACGGAATTAAAGGAAAAGGCTAAGGTACCGGAAGTGGTAAAGGAGCCCGAAACCCGGACAATAATTTTGGATGGTGGTACATTTTAATAGGAGCTTAGGCTCCTATTTTTATGACTCCAATAAAGCTTGTTTTTTGATAAATAAGTGTATACTTTATTGGAGAAATTGAAAATGGCACGCCCTAAACCCACTATTATATTGGAAAATATAAATTCCAAGACTTACAAAGCCGAGCAGGTTCTGGACGCTGAAGCTATCTATGCTGTATTCTACCAAGGTAAGCCTATCAACTTACGAACACTCAGTCATTTAGTTTCATATCCCGGCCCAAAGTACAAGAAAGTAAGTTTTTCAAATTCCGGACATGCTTTCAATCTTGCTGAACGCATGAATAAGATGTTCAAGACTACTGACTTTGCTGTATTCAAGTTAACTACAGGTACACCTTGCAGCGAGGATGATTAAGGCAATGTATTGAAGAAATAGTCCGGATACTTATGCGCAAACTTTCGCATAATTATCCCGGCTATTGCATTTGCCCCGTTTTCTGTTTCACTTCCGTCATTACCATCAAGCTCCATCCCGGAGCTCATTTGTTTGTAATGAGTCAATTCGTGTGCTAAGGTACGCATGACATCGATAGGATGTCTGTCTTTAGCCACAACTCTAATTCTTCCATCAAATTCCCCGAACGATGTTGAATCCAGTGGTTCATTGAGAATATGAATTTCTGGTAGATTATCGAGCTCAAGCTCTGTCTTGCAAAGGTCGAGCAAGTGTGTTACCATGTGCTGTAGAAGAACTTCTTTTAGTTTCATATCACTATTTATCACATGAAAATAATAATTGAACAGATTTCATTTTGGGGTGCGATACTCGGCACACTTTTGCTTGCCCTGCACCTACCCATAAGCGGTTGGGCTTACATTATTCTAATTGCTTCCAATGCTGCTACATTGTTTCTCCTTAAAAAGACGGATGCACCAAAAGTGGTGTCTTGGCAGATTTGGGCATTTGTGGTAATTAACGTGGTAGGCATTTTTTGTTGGTTAACCTGAGATAAGTAGTGATATGGAACCGCTCAAAGTAGCAATCTTTCAAGAAGTCAGGAAACACCATGAACCTGCTCATGAGCTCAGTGACTCGCAATTGAACACCCTGTTCTTTACACAGTCGGATGGTTTACGTCTTACATTCACGGGATTCGCAGTATTAAAGAATATCTTTACTGTATACAGTTTCGAACTGCCGACTACCATTAAAGCAAGACACCAAATGGGAATGTCCAAAATGTCATATCCCTATTTCTTTACCAAAAGGCGTCTGATCCTATTTTCTGATATGGATGCAATGATGATTAAATTGCACGGTGGTATCGAAGGATTTCTAGATCAGTGCTTTCAGCTTTGACAAATAAGCTGCCCTGTGTTATAATGGGGCATGGACGAATACGATCGATTATTTGAAGAATTGACGTTAGAAAAGGTGTTTTGCGGCGCCACGCATCCCTTTTGGCCTCATTATTACCCTCCACGTACATATGGTAAGAGGGCCTATATGTATTTGAATAAGGATGGTAAACGACATCGCATCTACGGCCCTGCGTATGTGAATCCCGCGTATAATGAAGTGGAGTGGTACAAAAATGGTGTGGTTCACAGAATTGGTGGTCCAGCGATATCCAGAGGCACTTCATTCTTTTGGTACAAGGAGGGCAAGCTTCACCGCCTTGGAGGCCCTGCTGTTGATACCCTGTATGGTCCGAAGCAATTTTGGATCGAGGGTGTAAAGTATTCGCCAAAGGAATACAAAAAAGAAATTGCGCGCAGAATGCGCAAGGGGTTGAAATATGTTGACTGAAGAGGACATCACATATATTCGCCTCAAAGGCACAGTAGCCTACAACGAACGTCGGACCCTTCGATATTACTGGCGAGATCCGGTAGGCGACCATTCGACAAATGAAATATTACTCGTTGAATTTCTGAGTTGCGGAAAATGGGTCATCTTAGAAGAAGATTGTCCTTTTGGTTAAAGAGAAAAAGAAAAATGAAAATAAAAGTGTTTAGCGACCTACATTTGGAATTCAGGGGATACCTATTCGACCATATTCATATGGAGCATCCCGATGATAAGGACACGACATTGATATTGTCGGGCGATATCAGCACGGGTACCACTGCGAAGCCATTTGTAGAAGAAATGTGCAAGCACTTCAAGCATGTGTTGATGACTTGCGGAAATCACGAGTTCTATTACAACGACTTCGAAAAGGTAATTGCAGATTGGCAACAATATGAGATCAGCGAGGCCCCGAGGAATTTTCATTTCTTGTACAACGACTGGAGAATCCTCGATGGAGTCAGGTTCCTAGGCGGCACGATGTGGACCAGTTTCAATGATGGTGATCCCATTTCCATGGGCGCGGCACATAGAATGATGAATGATTACGCAGAAATCCGTAGCAAGGGAGAGCGTATCACTCCGCATTTTGTTCTGCGAGAGCATGACCGGTTTATGGAATTCTTGATCAAGAAATTCGATGAACCCTTCGAAGGTAAAACTGTTGTCATGACACATCACAGCCCGGGTAACGAATTGAAGCGCCGAGGCCGCAGGGGCGACAGAATCGGTGCCTGCTATTTTGCGGACATTGAAGAAGTCATCGGTTATCATGATTGTGTTGCATTGTGGACACACGGGCATACACACCAAAATTGGGATTACATGATTAATAACACCCGCGTGGTATGCAATCCTTATGGCTATTGGGGCGAGGCTACCAATCCAGGGTTTGACAGAGAAATGATTGTCGAGGTTTAAATGTCATCCAAAATCTTGGTGTTCGTTGAGTATAAACATGTGGATTGGTTAAACGATAAAGTGCATCATCCATACCTTATCTTAGACGGCGACGATAAAGGTCAGTGGAGAATGACTGATTGGACATATCCATTGACATTAAAAGAAGTAGGCACCTTGTGCAACATACCGAGTGACGATCTGACTGTCATTGCGTTACAGTACGGTCCATGAACCCTTTAATTGAACAATTAGCGCGAAGCTCTGAAATGGCAGAGCTCTATGACCGCTATATGCAATCTTGTGTCAAATCCGGCGATTACGACGTCATGGATTATGACACAGTGGTTGGTGGTTTTGCAAAAGCAATCATCCAGGAATGTTGCAACATGGTGAATAACCATATGCAGTGGAACAATCCGAACGATAGTTTACTGGTCCTGGACATAAAAGAAAAGTTTGGAATAAAATGAGTTACCAAGACATGCTGGGCCGTGAAATTCAGGACGGCGATTACGTTGTGTATTATTCCAACATTTACCAAGTATTGGCCCGGCTTGGCAATCCACGTGGCGACTATGGATTGCTGAGGATTCTCCTTGTGGACGGATCCAAGACCACAAAGTCTGTAAAGAAGAATAGCGCCGACATGTGCATCATCGATAAGGAAGATGTACTGATCTGGAAATTAAAACGAGGATATTAACATGGCTAAGAAAGAACTCCTATTTTCCATTGAACCGGATTTGGACGGCAAGCCCATTATCTATCTGCACATTAATGACACTGTCATTATTCCCTTCGAGGACATTGGCGAATGGAATACATTCAAAAATGACATGCAGGGCATGACCATGGAATTGGTCGAAAATCTGGACACGCGAAATTACTGATGGAAAAGAAGCTTCTCTATAAAATTCGTAGGAAGGACGGCAAGTTCTCCAGTGGTGGTCATCCTCCCAAGTTTATTAAAACTGGAAAAATTTGGCCGTTACCGCAATTGAAAGCTCATATGCGGCTAATCCAAAACTACGGCGGTGATTTCAGTTGCTATAATGACTGTGAGCTAGTAACATACGAAGAGAAGCTAAGTCCTTCTGAACTAACACTGGAAAAGTTTCTGGATGACTATAAGCAGGAACTTGTTGTAAAGAAATTAAAAGGTATATAAAATGGAAATCGAGAACGTAAAGATGTGGGTTGGCGATATGGAAGTCGAACAGGCTGCCATTGACCAAATTACCAACATCTCCCAACTGCCTATTCTGGCAGGACACATTGCTATTATGCCTGACGTGCATATGGGCAAGGGTGCCACTGTGGGTTCGGTTATTCCTACTCGTTCTGCGATTATTCCTGCTGCTGTCGGTGTGGATATCGGTTGTGGTATGGTTGCAGCAATGACCAACCTGAAGGCCGAGGACCTGCCGGAATCGTTATACTCCTTGCGCAATGCAATCGAGCGCGATGTGCCGGTTGGCTTCAACGAGCACGCTAAGGGCATTCCTTCCGTGTCTGGTCCTTATGCTGACATCCTGCGCAAGAATTTGGTAAAGACCATGCAACGCTACGATAGCCTATCGCTGAAGGCGAAGCTTGGTCGTGCAGATGAAAAGCGTATTGGCCGTCAGGTTGGTACGTTGGGCGGCGGCAACCACTTCATCGAAATCTGCTTGGATACTAACTCCAATGTGTGGGTAATGCTGCATTCGGGTTCGCGTGGTATCGGTAACCAAATCGGTACTGTGGCAATCGAGATGGCTAAGGAGCAAGCTGCG